TGTCAAGTCAACTGCCGTGATTGCATCCACAGAGGATAGCAGTGATAGCTCGATTCACGTTAATGCCTACGCTCGTGAGGCTGAGACAAAGAAAGGTATGGACGATGCCCAGATTACCGGCAGTGCTTCATCCTACGCCAGAAAATATGCACTGAATGGCCTCTTTGCTATTGACGATACCAAAGATCCGGATGCTACTAATGACCACGGCAGCAAACTGCCTAAACCTACAACTAAACAATCACAAGGATTCTAAGCGAAACATTCTGTTGCGCACAAATATTATGGACTTACGAAACGAAATCATTGATGTCATCTCCAGCATTCAAATGCTTGACAACCATTACGAAACTATCATCAAGGAGATGAAAGAAAATCTTGAAGCAGCACAACTGCACAATAACCTCTTGGATAAGCAGAACCAATTGCTTAATCAGAAAATCGACGCACTTGCTAAACACTTGAGCGTCAAGCTAGAACAACCTGACACAACCATCCGTGCTGTAAAGCTGGATGAAGATGTCGCCTAATCATAACCAATAACGAAAGTAATATTATGTCACAATACGATAACACTAACTCCGGTACATTCTTCGTCAATGACCGTAAAGAAAAACCAAATCATCCTGACTACAGCGGGAAGATTAATGTCGAGGGTAAGGAGTACTACCTCAAGGGCTGGAAGAAGACGGCCAAGAGCGGTACGAACTTCCTCTCTCTGGCATTGAATCCAGTGGACGCAGCACCCGCAGGTAGCTCATCTGAGCCAAAAGCTGCAAGTGCGCCAACCAATGACAACACCCCATTCTAAGGATGTCCTCATCTTCATTCGATAAGATCTGGTGGGAAACATTCCGGCGTGCTGAGGTCAGTTCCATTTTGGAACTAACCGCTCACAAATGCTCGGATTACACAGGAGGCGAAAGCTGCGATAACCCCTTCGCAAACTTCGATGCTTCCTCCGAGTTCGGTGTTCATCCCTTAACAGGTGTTTGCATTCGGATGCAGGACAAATTCCAGAGAGCGAAGGCTTTCTGTAACGACGGTCAGCTAAAAGTAGTTACTAATGGCGACCAATCCAAGGACATATTCCGCGACCTAATTGGCTACTCGTTGATAGCCATAGGGATGCTCGAAAGAGCAGAGTCGGAGTAAGTCCCTGTGCTAAGATGCTTGCCCCTTACAATTCGGTAGGGGGCAAGTAATTCTTATGACTCAATATAATAAAATAGACCGCAACGAAATGACTAAAATAAAAGAAGCCGCCGAAGTATCTCTCTCCATCTATAATTCAATTGATAGTTATAGGTTACCGGAGGTGAATCGTGTAGCTCATAAGTCCCTTGGACAAGTCCTTCGTTCTCTGGTAGAATTACTTGATAATGAACGAAATAAACCTACTGACGACGAACCAGCCACATAGTGCCGAGGCTGAAAGAAAATTAATAGCATCCTGCCTATTCCCAGGTGACGCATCCGTATATGATATGGTCCGTCCTTTACTGGAGGCCGAGGATTTTTACGTACTAAGATTTAAATTACTGTACCAAGCCATAGGTGAACTTGCTCAACTGAGTAAGCCTATTGACGAGGTGTCCATTGCAGAGCACCTGAAGTCCCTCAGAGGGCTTGACGAGGTCGGGGGTATAGCAGGTATACTATCGGTAGCTGACGGCGTTTACAGCGAACTCACAGCCAAGTTCTATGCGAACATCGTAGCAGAGAAGGCAAGGCTTCGTGAGATTATGAAGTCCTGCCGGATTGCTGTCGAGAATGTGGAGTCCGAGGCTCTTAGCTATGACGAGATACGCAGCACCCTTGAGGCCGAGATTACTGCACGTCCCTTATTCAGCCAGAATAAATCCGGGATCGGTTCGTCCGCCGACGAGCTACTGGAGGACATCGCTAGGATGCAAGCAGGTGACTACGTACCCGACGTTGTTAAGACGCATACCAATAACTTGGATAGTGAGCTTGGCAATCGGGGCATAGCCGCTGGTGAAGTAATGACTGTAGCTGCACCTACCTCCTGTGGTAAGTCAGCACTGGCCCTGTATATTGTATCCCAGGCTGTAGCAAAGGATGGTCACGCCTGTGGAGTCTTCTCCTTGGAGATGCCACAGAAGCAGCTTACCAAGAGACTGACGCAGGTTATCTCAGGTGTTAACCTTCGCAGCGTGGAGGACAACATAGCCCAGCCAGAGCAGGTCAAGCGGGTTCACGAGACTATCTCTGACCTCAAGACAATGCCCGTGTACACCTCGCACTCAGTCAAGAGTGCCGATGATCTATACAGCCAGACCCGACAGTTCGTTAACAAGCACGGCGTAAAGCTACTGGTCATTGATTACTTACAGCTTATACCATTCTCTTCCAAGATGGGTAAGGCCGAGGGCATCGCCAGTATCTCTCACAAAATTAAGCAGATGGCTATTGATCTCAATATCGCCATTATCCTACTAGCACAGGTCAACCGAGAGGGAGCCAAGAATGGCCGACTTAAATTGTATGACCTAAAGGATTCCGGGGACATCGAGAATGATGCCGACGTTGTTCTGCTTATGTATCCCTCAAACGGAGATGTTGAATCCTCTAAGGATAAAGATGCCCGTGGAGGTTTCACCCGTCTAACCTACGAGATAGCTAAGAACCGTGAAGGTGAGCGCGACATCGGAGGTACGTTTAAATTCTATCACTGCACAGGGAGGTTCGGATAATGACAGAAGAACAAGTAGCACAAAATATAATGTTGGCTTTTCCTAAGATGAATAAGCTGATCAAAGCCGAGGACGAGTTCAGTCCTTTTGATTACGAGAGCATTGATTACTTAGTTGAAATCAAGGTACGCCGAAAGGCATATGATCCCTGGATTATTGAGCAGCTAAAGCTTGATACCAATATCGGTATAGCTGAATCAGTAAAGAAGGACTTCATCTATGTCAATGGATACCAACATCTTCTGTATGTCTGGAATATATCTAAGCTAATCCGGGATGACTACGACTTCGGGTTCGAGGATCGTGAGATGCCTTGGACTACGGACTTTGAAGCAGTACAAATAATAACCAAGCGTACCGGTTACCTATACAATCGCAGCGCACATACCATCAACACACAAGAACTATGATAGCTACAGAAACATCAAAGGATATAAGCGTAAACGGAATAAGAGTAACCTGCTACTCGGATGGCAGTGTAGAGAGTCACGGACGTTCCAGTCGAGGAAGATCATTCGGCTCTTATGATGGAAAGGGGTATCGGAACTTGGGCGTAGGATCGAAAGTCTTTAGCGTTCACGGATTAATCGCAAGAGCCTTCCTTGGACCTAGACCAAATAACTACGACGTTGATCATATCAATGGAGATAGTTCAAATAATGCACCATCCAACTTGCGGTATGTCACACACTCTCAGAATCTTAGGGGATCACGAAAGATAACAGGTAATTCTCAGTATCGGGGAGTTCACTGGACAGCTGGCAGGAAAAAATGCCGAGTTAGAATTGATGTAGGTAGGGGCAAGACCAGGAAGCTGTACGAACTTGGCTACTTCGATGACGAGAAGGAGGCCGCTATTGCCCGTGATACCTTCTGCTACGAGGAGTTAAATTATCCTCTAGAAGGGTTAAATTTTCCCGAGTTATTTGTTGACAAAGAGAAGGCTTCCGCACAAGTTAAGAGTATGCAAGACACCGAAGAAAACATCGAAAGAATCCAGACCCAGATCGATATGATTCGGCAGGAATCCCGGCTCCTATCCTACCGCATTGATCGTATGACCGAGCAGCGCAAGGAACTCCAGGATGAGAAGCGCAACCTAAAAGATTTACTTACTAAATATAAGAACCCATAGTGTATAATACTTATCAGTGAGTTTGCGTCCTTGTTCTCACTGAAATAACAAGGTAAGCTGTTGGAGTAATCCGCAGCGGGATCGGTTTATGTCCTATTTAATTCCTTGTTTCGTTACGGTAGCCCCGTCCTTTTTATGTGGAGGACGGGGCTTTTCGTTACTTTTTGTT